TCAATGCGCCGCGTCCGTCGCCTCTCCCGCTTGATGCTCTCCGATAAGCTCATCAAGGAGCTGTTTTGCTCGTCGATTATCAGCTTTGAGTTCGCTAACGAGCTTTTGGCAGTCGCCAACTCTTGTCTGAGCTGACTGATTGAGCTCTGCTGCCCGCTCAGCGTGCTCCTCTGCCCTTCCAACAGCATCTCCAGCTGTTCCAATCTCTGCTCCTGCTTGTCGATTAAGCTCCTTAACTCGGTTAACTTGCTGAGCGGCACTTTGACCGTTACCTCCTGCTGTGTCTGCGTCTGTACTGGTATGGCCGCAGCCTCCACTCGACACGTAGCCAACAACACAAAGCAAAGCAGCAATAGTGAGAGCGTAGCCAAACCCAACAGCTTCGCGCTGTCCTTTAACATACATCATCACTCTCCCCTCTCTTGGATGTAGTCGGTGACACCGCGTGCGATGGCGCGTGCCAGCTCGTCCTGCTGGTTGATGAGCATCTGGCAATCATCGGCATTGCTGATAAAGCCCATCTCGACGAGGACAGCAGGCATATGGGTGGAGTTGAGCACAACCAGGTTAGGCCGAGCCTTGACGCCACGGTTCAACGTGCCCATGCTGTCCACAATCTGATGCAAGATGCAGCTTGCCAGCGTGTCGGCCTGCGTCCATCTGCTATATACGAGCACCTCGGTGCCACGTGCTGCAGGAGTAGCAGCGTTACAGTGTAGGCTTAAAAAAATATCTGCGGGCCAGCTGTTGGCCGTTAGGCAGACATTGGTATAGGCTGCGTCCTCACCGCACAGGTTATTGCTCTGCACGGTCTTGACCTCACAGCCAGCGGCTGCAAGATACTCAGCTACCAGAGCGCCGACACCACGGACGATGTCGGCCTCAGTCACGTTATAATCGCGATTGACAGCGCCCGGATCAATGCCTGGATGATGGCCCGGATTGATAAAAACACGCATATTATCAGCCTCTTTTCTTTTTGATGTTAGCAATCAGGCCGCTTACTGCCTCAACACCTGCTGCGTTAAGGTTTTCTACAATGCTCAGCAGCTCGGTGGCCGTCAGATAACCGATAATTGTGCTCACAGCCCATGCGGGCTTACTCAGCTCCACCATGATAAGGTCTGCTGTGGCCGCTGCCATTACACAGACAAGGTATACGGCAATCTTGCCCAAAAAGCGGTGTTTCATGACCTCAGATTTAATTTCGCCAGCCTCGCGGGCACGTTTGATGCCGATGACCGATTTTAAAAAGCCGGGTTCAGGCACGCCCTGTGCCTTTAGGTAAGTGTAGCTGATGGCCACCCATTTTGTAAAACAGTCGACAAATACCAGCAAACTAAAAGCGTAAAACAAAATTGCGTGCTTATGCAGCAATAACACCATGATGGCGGTTGCTGCCGCCTTATAGCTCCAGCCGGTATACAAGGTCTTGCCAGCAGCTACGGCCGAGTCAAAAAATAATTTGTAATTCATTGTGTCCCTCCCATTCCCTTATAATAATAGCAATATCTTTATAAGGAGTGATTTGATTTGCAAAAACGATTAAAACTGCCAAACGGATTTGGCAGCATAAGCTATTACGGCGACAAACGCCGCCGGAAACCATACGTCGCCAAAAAATATATCGGCGGCAGGCAAAAGCCCATCGGTTACTTTGAGACATACGAGGCGGCCCTCGCGTACCTTGTTGCGTATAATCGAGATCCATCATTATTTAACGCCTCCGAGATAACATTTGCTGAGGTCTTCCGGCTCTGGTCGGCCGAGCATTACCCTAAAATCGCCAAAAGCACGCGCGCTAACTACGCTGCAGCTTATCGCCACTGCCAGGCTATCCACACGGCAAAATTTGTCAAGCTGCGGCTGCAGGCCCTGCAGGCCATCATCCATGATATGAGCGCTGCCGGCATCGGATACGCCAGCCAGAAGAAATGTAGGCAGCTCATGCACAACTTGTATACATACGCCATCAAATACGAGATTGTCCCAGCGACAGCGGATGCCTCGCGCTTTGTCGACATTGACCGTAAGGTTACCAAATATCCAAAAAAGCCATTTAATACTCGCCAGCTTAACCGAGTTAAAAAGCTGGCTGAGAGTGACGAGCCGTTGTCATGCTGGGCGCAGGCTGTTGTAATGATGATATATGGCGAACCGAGGACGAGTGAGTTTTTGTCCGTCCTTAAAACGGACGTTAAGCTCAAACAGCGTTATTTTATCGTCCGTGACAGCAAGACTGAGGCCGGCAGAAACAGAGCTGTACCCATCAACCGCAAGGCGCTGCCCTACTTTAAGGCTTGGATGGATAAGCCAGGCAAAACACTCATTACTGTAGATGATGGCGATGCCCTGTCCTATCATCGCTTTAAGACGCGCTTTGATAATGTTATGTACGCGACAAACTGCCATCACACGCCGCTTGAGTGCAGGCATACGTGCGCAACGATGCTCGACAACGCCGGAGCTAACGAGACGGCCGTCAAACGCATTTTAGGGCACGCCAGCCAAGGCGTGGCAAAAGGCGTGTATACGCACAAATCGCTGCATGAGCTAAAAAAAGCTATTGATATGATATAAGGCTGTGTGTTGCTAACGTTGTTAATGCTGCACATCACGATGCCATCGAAGCCTTATCATGCCTGTGTTTAGAGCGTTGCTAACAGGTTATTATAATATCCCTAGATTGCAAAAAGCTCTCAAACGCAGTCATATCAAGGCTTTTAGCCATTTTATACGCCGAGAGTAATAGCTTCGACCTCAGCAACAGTTGTTGCCTGCTCAACCTTTGCTTTGGCCTCGCGATACGCTACATGCAAGGCATTTGAACGTTGAGCGACCATAGCGATTAAGCAACGTAAATCGTCAGCAGTAACCTTAACATCTTGATTGTCTGCTGTTGTCCAGTCAATGGACGCTGTTGCCTTTGTTTGGGCGGTCTGCACATCAAGCGCAATGATAGCAGCGTTGATGCGCTCACGAGCCTTGTCGTCATAGTCGTAGCTGTTGCCATTGTAGGTAATCGGCTCAACCTCTTTGCTATCACGCTCAGCTTTAAGCTCTGCGATTTTTGCAGCTTTAACCTCATCAAGCGTGCGTTCTGGAGCTGTCAGCATCGCGCCTTCAGGTAATGGCCCCAGTTCTTTCATCTCCCTTGCAGGTGCGCCGTATTTGTCCTCTGGCAGCCAATATTCTTTTTTGCGATTATCCTCTACCATATCCCATGTTTCGCCATTCCAGATAGCCACACAGACGTCTTTGGGCATAGGTTTAAGCCACGTTGCGTTGGCAGGTAACAGGTAGATTGCTTTGCCTGCTTTTTCGGATTCTAAAGGGTCAAGCTGTGCTTTAACCTCGTTTTTAAATTCTTTTGTTTTTTCATCAAATAAATATGCTGTTTTCATGATTATCATTCCTTTCTTAATATGCAGCGGGGAACTATCTTGAAGCAGCACTGCCGAATATAGAGGGTAGCTTTGCCGTTGGCGGCTATGGCAGCACATCCGGTTGGCATGGCGGCATAACAGGAGTATCAGGCGTTTTCACCCGTGGTGACACAACAAAAGGTGCCGTAGGTGCTACGGATGGTCATAGTAATTCGGCAGCGAATTGGGTATATTTTAATGCTTCTACGTCCAATGACATATATGGCAAACGCAACACTGTACAGCCTTCTGCTGTTGCCATTAAAATGCTTATCAAATACTAATACTTTATGCAAAATTTACAGGTGAGAGCAGATGGTTGAACGGTGCTAGATTGTCCGTAAATAGTATTAGATTTACTAGCGTTAAAAGTAAGGATAGCCGATTGGATAGGTTCGCCGTCGGAACTATTACCGCCGTCTTGGCGACCACTAGCAGAACCGATTGTATAAATTTCGGTTTGTAAAGCCCCAACATTTGTAGTTTTATTATTTTCGCCATATGCAGCTTTAGTTGTACCGATAATATTCGGCAGTCCTGCTGAAACGTATTTCCCCGCTGTGGAACTACCCTCCAAAAATCTGTCAATCAAATTCGGCAGGGTAAAAGTAGTTGTTCCGTCACCTGCTCCATAGGTTGTACCGATTACATCAAACAGTTTTTTGTAGGTTGTGCGGCTTACCTGTGAGCCGTCACATAAAAGATAGCCGTCGGGTAAAGTGTTACCTGCAAAGGCGATAATGCTGCCTGTTGGGTTAATCATTTTATCAAGCCCTTCGACCTGCTCAATTGTCGTCTTCAGCATTACTTCATCTTTCTCGCCAGTCGCTGTGTTTCTGACTTTGAATATACCTTTTCTAATGGCCATATTTTATACCTCCTTATTAAGAAAACTCTACGTAAGCATCATCCTCTTTGCCGATGCTTACGGTTTCCATATCGACATCAATCCAGATTTCACTGTCAGGTTCCTGTACAGATACTACGCAGCGCGGCTCGGTAGCGTTCGCGTTTGCATAAGGCAAATCATTCCACTTTGTTGAGCCATCACCACGTTTATACCTGCCAGTATCACTTTCAAATACACATTCGCCATCCAGCAAAGTCGGATTTCGGTTAGCTATTGCCTGCGCCAACCCACGGGTGGGCTTAAAGCGGCAAAATATGTATTTTACAGCCATAGCGCACCTCTTTACTCAATCGTGCCGCCGTCTAAAATCAGGGTGTCACCAGCGTTAATCTGCAATTTCATCACGCTCATGGCTGCAATTTTAGCATCAGTAACTGCGCCGTCAGCAATTTTGGCTGTGTTAACCTTACCTGCGCCAATGGTCGGATTCGGATAAATACCGCTTAAGTCACCGCCAGCAGCACCTTTGGGAGTACGTGCATCGCTTAAGCGCGGATCATTACCCTCGGTTACAGTACCGGCCTCAGTACCAAAGTCTTTGTTAAATGCGGTACCTTTGCTGGTGATTTTAGGCTCTAACGTGCTTGCCATATTATCTACAACGATTTTAACTTTCTTAGGCGTCATTGCCTTGGTGTCATCAGTACCAGCTTTAGCTTCAGATTCACTTGCGATATCCAACGGATTAGAGATGCTTACAAAGGTTGTGCCACCAAATCTGTAGATTGTACCTGTTGCAAGGTCGGTATAAATTTTGCCGCTCTCGCCGGTAATCTTATTGGTATGCGCAGACTCTTTATAAAACAGCTTGTCAGCGCTGTTAAAATAGCCCTCAATAATATCATCTACAAAGGAGGGTAACTGGCTTGCCGGAACATGGCCAGTATCATCCAGCGTTGCAACACCGCCGGCAGCACCCATTTTAGTCAGCGCAATCTTGGTATCATCAGTAATTGTAATATCCTTGGTTCCGTCGAAGGTGATGCCATTAATCTTACGTGCTGTAGCCAATTTATCAGCGGCCTTAACTACGCCCTCTTTGCTGCCCTGCAGCGCAGTCAGCTTATCCTGTACTGCACTGATAGCTGCATCCATATCGCCGCCAAAATAAGCAAGGTCCTTCCAAGCCGTAATGCCATCGCCAAATTTAATCTTGCCAGTATCACGCTCACGACCAATTTCATCCACAAGCAGGACAGGATTTTTCTCCGTCCATTTTGCAGCTGTTGCGCCAAACAAACTAATTCTTACGTTCAATGTCTTATTTGCCATCTAAATCGCCTCCGTTAATTACCTCTATCTCGCTGTAATCCCTGCCACAGCAAAAATATTTCAGATTTGCAGCATCCCACCGGTACACTGCATTTTCCTCAACCACAAAATATACCGCGTCGCTCTCGCCGGTGGTCGGCAGCTCATGGCGTGTATCCGCCTGCAGGGTTTTACTTACATTAACCTTTTCTACCCCGCTTCCAATGCTGCCGGCAAGCTCTGCATCAGCAGTAAGACTGCCGCCTAAACCAGCACTCTCAATAAGCTGGCCCCAAATCTCAGCCTTAAGCATATCAGGTGACTCCCTTCTCCAGGAAAAATTGCGCTGGCGGGATAACCGTATAAACATTGCCATTGCTTAACGTCACTTGCACATCGTAGCAATACTTGCCGCATTCCATGCCTGCCGTATCATCCGGATGGAAAATAAATTGACCATCAGAATCCATTTGCAGCTGCAGCACCGCTACAGCATCATTAATATCATGCTTAATTGTCAGTACGGCCGTATCACTATCACTAAGCGGCACTACTTTGTTACGTGCATCGCGCACCTTGATTTTTAGGGCGGCGCTATCACCTTTAGTCAGGGTAATCTTATTACGATAGCGTCCCTCCGTCTCAATTGTCAGCATCGTTAGCTCAGCTCCAATATCAATCCACTCTGTGCAGATACATCCGTGCCCTGATCTAATATCTGCACGTACTTATGCAGCATCACATTAACATAGCCCATCGTCGCCAGCGCTCCCGCATCAATCTGCGCAACAACGTTATCTGTATTGCTGGCAGATACGTAAACAGCAAATTCCTGACTTACGACAGTTGCACCGCCTTCTGCTGGCAGATAATCGGGTGCGCTGTCATTTGCTACAAGGTACAAAATCTCCCCATTATCCGGGTCTGTAGCAAATACACCAAGCTCACGCACATAATAACCTGCCGATAAGCCTGCATTGCTTATGGTAGCACTGACCTTGCACATGCCATTATCTTGTGCTTCAATCGTGGCAATGCCTATATTTTGTTTAGGTTCTACCAGGTCGGTAAGCTCCTCCATCTGCTTACCTTCCTGCAGGACACCACTACCAAGTTTTAATTTTGTGATAGTAAGCTTTGTGCCGGCCTCAACCTTAGCCTGCAGCTGCCTGCCCTGTTTGGTCAGGATTAATCCGCTCCAATTTGGCATATTCTCACGCTCCTTTGTTGTCTCATTGCATTACCAACATAAAATTTTGCATTTACGTCCGGTATTTTGAATTTTGATGGATAGATGTTTACGGTTTTATGTACCCATAACACCTTCGCAAAGTAGATTATTGCCAACAGTTCGCGGTAAAAACTCAAGCCATCTAACCAGCTACGAGTGTTTTTAGTAACCTGTATGGCGCGCTCAAGGTTATCAATAATCCTTTTATCAGGTATACCCTCTTCAATAAGGCGCACCTGGAAATGGTACGGCACACCGCCATACTCCCACCATTCAAACACTTTGGCCGATTGAAATACTGCTGAACAAACCTCTTCCACTGCTGCCGGCGTGCCCTTGTAGCGATGCCAGGCAATAGCATTGCGTACCAGCGCACGTTTTTTTACGATATCAGCCTGATAATCGTAAAAATCTACGTGGTATTGCCACGCAAGCTCATCAATCAGCGCCTCTGATAGCTCATCTAGCCTAGGCAAAAGCAAGATAAGCTCAGTCTGCCTATTGATAAGCTGCAGCTTTGCGCTTATGGCCTTAGCAATATCCTGTACCGTTTTGTCACTTGCAATAGAGCCTGGCAAAATCTGCTGCAAGCAATCGTCTTTAAGCTCAAGCATCTTCCAGCCCTCCCAGTTCCGCTTTTGTATTGCTGCAGTTGGCTACCTGTGTCGGCATAAGCTTAGTATATACCGGGGCAGTAACTGTAACACGCTTAGCGCCTGCTGCCATAATCCTGGCAATAAGCTCAGACGGGTTAATATCACGGCCTAGTTTAGATTTTTGCCATAGTGCAAAATCGTTAACGGCCTTATTGACGGCGCTTTGGATAGCACCTGCCTGCGTCTCATTATCGCGGTCAATGTAATAGCTTACATCAATCGTATAATTTACCATCTCGGGAGCAAGTACAGTCACCTTATCCGTCAGCGGACGGACGCGCTTGTCATCCAGCGTCGCTTTGACCTGATTAAGCAGCTCCTCGCCCGGTATTTCACCGCCAGTTAGCAGAGGTCTGACCTCTACCGTGCCTGCAGAAGGCGACCAGACTGTTACGTCAGCTATCTTAGCCGACGCACGCTTAGCGTGATATATATACGCACCATCAGGTCCAGCCGTACTAAAACGCTCGGGTGCTCCGTGGATATCCTCGCGATAGCTGTCATCGTCCTGCATATCAGCGCCGCCCTCAGAGGTAGTGACGTTGGCCACGCTATCCACATAAGGCACAGGGTCAACCAACGTCTTGAGCTGGCCGGCTACATAGCCGTTACCCAGCTCACCTTTTGTCAGGCAGGTTGCGCTGCCGTCGGCACTGATTGTACCCGCATTAATAACCAATGGGGCGTCCAATGCGAAAAACACATTATCGCCTGCCGTAAAACGTGTACCGGCAGGGATGATTGTTGCCGTCTGCAGCTTGGCGGACAGCTTAATGCGCATGGTAGTCACCGCAGCTTTTGCCGGGATGCGCTCAACGCCTACCAGCGCGCCCAGATGGTCCAGGTTATCACCGGTGGCGTATCTGAGCAGGTTCTGCTTGCCGGTCGCATTGATTTTGTTGAGCAGCAGCACGATGAGCGCCGCTATCGTCAGTAGAAACAGCCTTACCGGGTCGCCTTTGGCCAGCGTCCTGCTGGTAATGGCCTCGTATCTGCCAATCACATAACTCTCAACCTCATCGGCATCAGCATCGACAAACACAATATCGGCCAGGTTATCTAATTTACTCGTTGTCATCTTTTATCCTCACCTGCACTTTCGGTATCAGCACGCCGTCTTCCGTGCCGGTAAAACTGATTGATGTTATCTCCACACGTGGCTCATATTTTTTAATGGCCGTAATCATTTCTGACTGCAACTTTGCCTGCGCTACATTGATTGGCAGGTCGAGCATCTTAGCATCAACGCCAAAATCGCGGTCAAGCGGCACAGAATATTTTGTAGTGGTAATTATTGTACGCAGATTTTGCAGGATTTCTGCAACTTCTGATGCTGGTGCAAAATCAATACCTTGCATTGGCTGAGCTAAAACATCATAAATCATAATACTTTCAGCCCTCCTGCATATTCTTTCAGCGTTACGCTTACTTTAGCACTCATAATGCTGCCAAACTTGCCCCAGAAGGAAACGTTTTCATCCAAGCTTTCGATAACCCACATGTTATCCGTAATCAACTTACCACCGATAACCAAGGGAAAATATTGGCCTGTATCACGAAGCTTTCGCAGTTTTTCAAGCTCCTTAGCCGGGTTTATGCCCTGATCAGCACGCAATTGCATAGAAAAGCTAATCTTCTCTACGTCCGGACCGATGAATTCCAGCACCGGCTTATCGCCGATAATGTCATGCTGTGCCCAGCGCTCGCCAGTACCACGACCGTAATCATCGAATGTACGAATATAATGGCTAGATACGATAAATGGTATATCTGCCATGAAACCTACAAGCATAATATCAACCTCCAATCATTACATCGCTGCTCCCCACCGCCACGCTCCCCCCACAGCTTACGCTGTCCCCTATTCTGCCAGCAGCCTTGCCATTGATATAAACACTGGCGCTCCCGCTGGCAATTACACCGCTATGCGTGGGATGTGCTACACACCCATGCGGAGCGTAGCTGTCACCAACGCGACCAGCGCCTTTGCCATTAATGATAACATCAGTGCTTGCTGTAACAAGCGCTGTAGGCGCGCAGGCATCGTGGCCGGTGTCATTGTCGCCTAAGCGTGTTGCTTTTGGCATGTTAATCACCTCCTTTCACCTGTTTTTGGGTATAGAAAAAGCCGCCTACTAATTGATATGTACCCTCTTTACTGGACAAACCGGTAAGGAGGGTATTTTTATGCGTTACACCTATGAGTACAAAATAAAC